GGTCTGCCATTGCGGTATGGAGCTAGGTTGCCGAATTCATCGCCACGGAATTTTGGTGCGAACGGTTCAATGTAAGTCATGCTGATGTTTCTTCTGTCTGTGGATGGGCGATTGCATAATCTGCGTTTGCACATGGATAGCAGGTCTTCTCGGTTTCAGCACCAGGAATTCCCAGTAGCAAAGCATCTACTGCTGAAAACACAATGTTGTCTTGTGAGTCACACTTTTCACACTTAGCCATTATTCATCAGACTTTCTAAGCCAATAGGTCGCAATCCAGAAGATGCTTGTGATTATGATACACCAGCCAACAACGACTTTGGCTGATCCCTCTAAAACAATGTAGGCGATAAACAAGCCAAGCAGAGTCCATGCCTGACCGATGATGTCGTTTAGAAATCCCTTCACGACTACCACTTGTCTTTACATTTACAAGCCTGAGATTTATTGGCATTCACTTTTACTATGGTTTTAGTGATCAGATAAACAATGCCTAGCACCGTAATACCAAAGACAGAGCCAATCACAGCATCGTATGGCAGGTCAATTGTCAGATTCATTTATTTCTCCTAATACTTGAAGAGCTACTGATTGAAGCCACAGCCACAGCACTTGTTGCGACCTGAGTCACAATCACGGCAGCAATCACTTCTTTCTTTGCTGTGGCACGAGCCTTTGGACTCATGTCTGCACCCACATTGCCTAAATAGTTTATTGCATCGGTTAGTGCAACTACGGTTGCACCGAACACAGGTATGCCAGCAATTTGTGGATCAACAACAATGTCATCGGCTTGAGCTGCCAGAAAGAGCTGTGCCAAAGCCTCAACATATTCTGGCGAACCTGGTGTTGCTGTTTCCAAGGTGGCGTTAGCGGTGTCTATAAGTAAGGCAACATCTTCTGCGGTCAAAGTGGTTGGATCAATCTCGGCTGGATTGAGCTCTGTGATTGAAGGCAAAGGCTCAGGGTTGGCAGGTTGAGAAGTTGGCTCTTCCACAGGTGGGTCAGGGATAACCACAGGTGGCAACACGACAGGTACATCAACCACAGGAGGTTCTGGAACAATAGGCGGTTCGGGAACGACCGGTGGCTGTGGATTAACAGGCGGTTCAGGGTCAACAGGCGGTTCAGGAATCACAGGTGGAGGCGTAGGTTGAATAACCACAGAAACACCCGTAGAAGCCACCACAGGGTCGCTGTAAGCCGAATAAACACCAAGCGAGTCATTATCCGACCTGACCTGCACAGAGACTTCTGTAGCCTCTGGCAAACCAGTTATGTCAGCCGATGTTTCGCTGGCACTGATCCCCCAACCAGGATTGTCCCCGTAAGTCCAAGTCACCGCATAATGCTCAATAGGCGTATCGGTTTCGGGAGCATCCCATTTCACATGGAGGGTCGTGCCTTCAGCGACCACGGTCACATTCTGCGGTGGAATCAAACTAGGCTGCACAGCAGGTGCAGGATCTTGCGAATACGCTGAAGCCGGAATCGCTCCAGCCAAATCCCCGAACCGATACGACAGGATGTTACAAGCACCGCCACCGTATTCATACCACCAAGCATCTAAACGCTGACTCACTCCAGCCACAAAGTCGTGTTGCACGGTTGATCCGCCACAGCCTTTTAGAGTCCAATCTTGAATAACAGGTTCGCCATCCAAAGATAAATAAAAGCCATCGTCAGCCCATGATTGCAGAGCTACAGAACCAGTCACAGGCAAAGTGAGATAACCGGTGTAATGGATAGCCACAAAGTCTCCTTGGCAACCAGCAACAATTCCGTCAGCCCAGTCATCGTTAATGCTTGGAACGCTTGTCCACGCTGTGTCTGTGGCACACGGAATCAGTTGATCCGTTATTTGATGGTCGGGAAGAGACCTCGGATCAAAGGTATAGACATCAACTTTCAAGCCTTCCACCGGATCAGCAAACGCTGGCATTCCAGTAACAATTGAGAGCCATGCCGAGATTGCTAAAACAATCAAGCATCGCTTCACTCGGTTATGCTCCTAAAGCCTTCACAATGAAATAAACAAGGGTAGAGCTAAGACCTGCGGTCAAAACGCTGATTAGCCATGCTGACTGATAGCGAGCCTTTTCCAGCGACCTAATCCGTTCTTCATGGTCTGCAACCACATTCAGTTTGTATTTAACTTCGGCTATGTCCTGGACTAGCTGTAAAAGTAAAGCCTGATTTGTTGGCGGTTTAACCTCGTCAGTCATTATGCCCACGCTCCGATTCCTGTGACCGATGATGACCCGACTGGAGTCACCTTAATAAAAGAACCACTCAGGATTGAGAATGCAGAAGTGTTTGTTCCTGAAGCCTTTGCCTGTGGTGTCAGAGTTGTGGCTGGTGCTGTGCGAATCAAACCCTTATAAATAAATGGAACAGTTTGAGCAGTTGCTGATGTAGATGTGTATGCCACAAATGAGTTGGCAGACAGCAAGTTATTAATCGGTGTCGCTCCAGCAAGTCCCGACAGAGCGTTACCTGATGAAGATGTGATTCCTGCCGAGAAGCTAAGAATCACGCTGTAAGCATTAGATGTCACAGAGCTTTGAGTGAAGTTGATTTGACCAACAATCTCTATCTCGTAAGTAGTGGATGCTGCTAAAGCGATACCCACAGCGAACATGGATTGAGCAGTAGTTGAACCAGCAGTCAGAGTTCGGTCGGAGCTAAGACCATAGAAATATCTTGCAGGCAATAAGGCTCGCCCACCGTTGGTGGTGTTAGATGCAGAGATGTTAGGTGTCAAGTATGCGACAGCACCATCGTATTCAACCACACCACCGGTCGCAGTTGAAAGATTTGTGCCAGACTGAAATCGCAAAGGTGCAAGCGAGGTAGTTCCAACAGCGGTCACCAAAGATGAGGTGAATGATCCGCTACTCAAAACAGAGCTAACCAGGTTTGAGGTTGCCGAGGTTCTTGAATCAGTAATGTTTGCTGACGAGATAGCGGTCGTGGCTGCGGCTACAGCGATGGTTGCTAAAAGAATAGAGTTTGACGGTGTTGAAGGTGCAACAGGGGAGACGTTTGGTGTTCCGGCAACAACCTGAAAAGCCACGGTGTTAGTTGAGCCTGAATAATAGGCATCGGAAACGGTAGCCACCACGATGTCTCTGCGTGGCAGAGTTGGATCAGCGGTCGCAATTGATACCACGGTGGTTGCATCGTTATAAGCCACATACACGCCTGCGTTGGCTGTGCTTGAAAGAATGCCACACCAACCTGTAGCCACATTCAAAGTCATGTTTGGTGTTGCCTGAGCGGTCACCTGCAGGGAAGAAGAACCGATAATGCCTGTGCTGGAAATCCAGCTCTGTGTGGTCAGACGGTCGTTTTCGGCTGGATGCGATCCGTTCTGAAGCCATGACGGTGGTGTGCGTAAAGCCATTAAAATCTCCTAAACATAAGCGGGTGAATAAAGAACAGAGGCGTTTGTGACACCTGCGGTGAACGCTGTGCCAGTCAAAGTGAAAACCGTAGACCCAGGACTAGCTCCGAACCATTGGCTTGAGCCAGTCAAAAGGTTTCTGACCGGTGATCCATTGAGCAGCACATTTCTGTTCTCTAAATCCAAAACAAGATTATCAGTTGAGAGTAGTGTCACCGTGATAGCCAGCGACTGGTTGGTGGTCTGGTTAGTTAAAATCGGGTTGGTAATAGGCCCTGTGATTGTTATGGTCGGATAAGTTGTCCAAGTCCCTGAGTTCACTATTGTCAAAGCCGAAGCGTTAGTGCCACCACCATAACTCAGGTTATAGGTTCGGTTATAGGTGCGACCGCTCGGATTGACTGGCGAGATAGAACCAGTCGTAAAAGTCTGATCATAATACTTAGGGTTCGGAGCAAACATGGTGACCTGCACACGGATAAAACCGTAAGTGTATTCAGGATCAACCAAGACTCTTCTTGAGCGAACTCTGGCATACAGAACCTTAGTGGTGTCCGTAGGAGCTAACTGAAAATAAAGCGGTGTCGTTCCGGACTGCTGTGGAATCATAGCCTGATTAAACAAAGCCAGATTCTGTTGAGCATTTCTAGTGGCATCAGCAAAGATGTTCATGGTGAAAGTTAGTGTGCGACCCGACAGAAAGTCACGACCCGAAAACATACCATCGTTATAGCCACGGTTGTCATCCTGCACTCGGAGCTCAGGTAAACCTAAACCTTCAACATCAAGAATCTGATAAGGCGAACCTGCACCACCGAACACAAATGATCCGAACTGAAATGAATAATAATTGAGTGCCATAAATACCTAGTGAGTTATCGGTGTAGGAATAGAAGGTGCATTAGTCAGTGAGTTAAGTTGCCAGTTCTGCCAGATTTGCACACCAGGTGTCTGCACTAATGGTGAACCGAACTTGACTGCTCCAATCACGCTGGTAGCAATCTGTCCTGGTGTCGCATTGGTCAAAGTATTCACAATCACAGTAGGTGTCGGAGTAGGTATAGGTGTCGGTGTTGGTGTAGGTGTCGGAGTAGGTTTCGGAACGACCTTATCCACCGTGGTTGCCACATTCGTTTTAAGGCTCGTCAAAGTCGCATTCAAAGTATCGGTCGCAGCCTTCAAAGCATCAGTCAGATTCTGTGTCGCTTCAGTAAACAAATCAGTCATGGTGGTGGCCACATCATTCACACCATTCTTGGATGCATCCTGAGCAGAGTTATACAGTTCCATGATTTGGTTTTGAACTTCAGGTGTTGCACCCATGATTGCTTGAGCCAACTCGTGACCTGCAACAGGCCCTAGACCCATAACCTCTTTCACAAAGTCGCTGGAGAAACCTGCACCAGCAATTTCGGCTATGTCCTGAGCAAAGGTAGTGATACCAGCAAGTTTGGCTTTCAAAGACTCAACAAGCGAGTCAGCGGTCTTATTACCAGCGGAGAACAGATCGCCAAGATTGATTTGAGTTGCCTGCCTAAAGACATCTCTGAAAGCGTTTATCTGGTTCTTGATTTCGGCAGCATACGCATCGTTAGCTTCTTTGACTGCTTTATGGTAGTCCTTGCGAGCCTGCAGAATCTGCTTTTGAGTTTCTTTAAGAGCCTTAACCTGTTCGCTATCACCTGTGTTGGCTTTAGGTGTTGATCCCTTCTTTGGTGCTGTGCCTGCGATTGTTGGAAGCAGACCAGCGTCAGATAAATCGCTTAGTTTCCCCATGGCGGTCTCATCCACCTTTGGAGCTATGACTGGCTCAACTTTGATGCCAAGCATTCCCATGATTGCGTCAACAACGGGTTTGAGGAATTGCCAGAGTGGCCCTAAAACATCCAGCATTTTGTTGAACGCATCAACCAGGAAGTTGACCACATGATCTAAAAGCCATCCGAATACATTGCCTAAACCTTCAAAGGCTGGCACGAGATACTGCACCAAAATGTCTGACATGAAAATCAGTACAGGCACAAGAATCTTGTCCATCAATTTGATTAGGGGAGGCAAGATGGCATTCAAAAGTGGCTTGATAACTTTTACGATGGCTTTGAAGGCTGGCATAAGAGCATCCATGATTGCTGTGATCAAAGGCATAACAGCGTCAACAACCGTGGTAATAATGTCAGCCAAGTCAGAGATAATCGGCATCAACGGTTTCAGTATTTTCATGAAAGCCCTAAGCACCGGAAGCAGAGCCTTGCCAAGAGTTTCTTGCATATCTTGGAACATGACGCTGAGTTGTTTCATCGGATCAGCGTTGGCTGCGGCTTCGGCTGCTCCCTTAGTTTCTTTAGCCAAGTCACCCATAACATCTTTGGACTTCTTCAGCTCAGGGAACATCCTGACAAGTTGCGTGGTATTACCTGCCTGAGCCTTTGCCAGTGCATTTGCTACCTCCCCGACATTCTTGCCCTTGGCTGCCGAGGCATCTAAAGCGACAGCAAGTAACGCTTGGCTCTGATCAGCGTCACCAGTCACACGCACCAAGTTGCCGAACGCAGGTCTAAGTTCATCGTCAGCGACTCCGGTCAGGTTTTGCATCTGCTGTATCTGACCATCTATGGCGGTCATCTGTTCCTGGGTTGCGTTAGTCGATGCTTTCAACTGCAGGTGAAGCAGATTCATTGACGAGGCATCATCGGCAGCAGCCTTGGCACTTGAAGTCAGGACACCAGCAACTGCAGCAAACCCTAACATTCCCTTGATAGAGCCAGTCAGTTTCTTCAGGCCATTATCCATGCCACCGAGATCGCCAGAGCTCTTTCCAGCGGTCGAGCCAATCTTCTTAAACTCGCCTTGCAGGTCATTCATTTGAGACTTCAGTTTGGCTGTTTCTAACTGAATCTCTACAATCATCGGTGGGATTTCGCCAGCCATGTTAACCCTTGTATCTACTTAGAAATGCTTGAAGAAATATTTTGCCTGCCTTGGCTTTAACCTTGCGAGCAGATGGTTCAAGATAAGGGTATCGCACACCAGATTTCCACTTAGGGTTTCCGAGCTCAAGCGATCTAGCGTAGACCATGGTTGGGAATACTTTATAGGCGTATCCTGGAAAGCCACTCACAGGGTTGATTTGGAAGCTATCTCGCAGGTGACCTGACCTACGGTTTGGCGGTGTCCCATTGCCACCAATGTGACCTTTCGGATACCAAGTTTTACCCCGAAGCGTGTGCGGATTATTGTTGAGCAGTTTCTGAGTTTCATACACCAAATTAACTGCGACCTGTTTCACACCATAATCGGCAGCCATCTCCATTTTGCCTTCTTGATTCTTGATGGCAGACAGCACCTGAGCAAGGTTCTTAATGTGTATCGGATCGCTCATTAGCTTTGGCTCTTCTTCACTTCATCAACTAGGTTGCCGATGGCTATAAGCCAATCAAGCGTGGCTGCTGGTTGCTCATCAACCTGCGTTGGTGTCCAGCCAAACCGTTCGGCAAGAATAAAATAAAGCCACTCGGCATCAGGGTAATCAAGATCAGTGTGTGCTTGACCACCCTGTATGATCCATTTTAGTCGTTGGAGTTTTCGCCAGTCGCTTTTGGGTCTGCGTCACCTGCATCCGTTTGAGCCAACTGTGGGAAGATAGACGGCAAGATTTCCTGCACACGGTTCTGCAACTCATCGTAATCGGGGATTGAGAGCTCGCCTAAAGAATCCAATTTGGCACTTGGGATAAGCAGGTCAAAAGACCAGTCCTGGATTATGATGGCAATAATTCGCTCCATCATTTCAATGCTGTTTCTGGTGTTTAGCTCACCATCAACATAAATGGTTTTCCGGTCTTTGTGCTTGAGAGCCTTCGGGTCTTTCAAGGTTACGGTGTTGCCTGACGGCAGTTTGATTGTGTTCATTTGTCCTTCCTAAGCCTTCCTAAAATAAGTGACAGCCACAAGACACAGGAAGGCGTTTGTCCCTTGTGACCGCCACGCTTTACTGGTATGTGCCAGATGTGATGGCGTTCTTAATGCTCCACTTGATTGGTGAGAATCCGCCTGTTGATCCCACATCGGTCGAGTTACCTAGACCAACAATGTCAACAACAATTTCAACATGGTCTTTGCCTCGGTCAATGACCGCAGTTGTGTAGGCTCTCTTGGATAGAGTTGCCTGCACCTGTGTAAGGCTTGCACCTGTTCCCTGACTCCAGTTAACAACTAACGCTGGTAGGCTCGCTGAGTTTTGGCTTAGGAACGCTGTGAGCTGTGTGTCGTCTTCCATCACAAATCGCAACTGACCCTTAACCTCCAACGCACCAAGAAAGATGGTGTATGGATCTTGAGTGTTGGCAATACCGAAAATAGCGTCACCAGGTCGGCTCATTTGAATGTTGCCTTCAACCACATTGGATACGGTTGTTCCACCAAGGGTCACAGTTGCAGCCCAGACCGGTGTTGGCAGAACAGAAGTGAAAGACGGTGTTGGTGTGCTTGGAACGGTGGAAGACCAGCCTGTGGCTTTTGCATCGTATTCCAGCAGACCATCTGCACTGAAGTTCAAGGTGAAATCATGGATGCGACATCCAGGATACGACCTGACGCTGGCAGCATAGAAATCGGTCAGCGTGAAAGAAGTAGGAAGAACATTGCCACCGACCGCTGTTGAGTTCTCCAGCGAGATAGCGTGAGTGTATGGTGCTGAAGCACCGGTGGTGGTCACATCGCCAAGCAGACCAGCGATCGCCCATGGAATAGTGTCAGGGAATACTGATCCACCAAATTCAACTTCGCTGTGCTTGCGACCCTGAATGTAGTTGTAGTCCTTAACATTCGCTCCACGCAGACCCTCATCCATAAGCGGAGCAATAATGTCGGTGGCTTTTAGCTTTCCGACAGCCACCGGAATGAATGCGGTCGGAGCTACTACTGTGCCTTCTGTGGCTTCTTTGGCAATACCTAAATAGGATCTTACGCTGGCTTGTGCGGTCATTCGGATGCTTCGCTTTCTTCAGTTGCTGTTGTGTTCTTTGATTTAGTTACAGGTGTGACACCTAAAGCGGTCAAGCCTTCAGGTGCTTCAAAGATGTCACCCTGGTTGACCGTTAATCCTAAAGATGGAAAGTAAAGTTCGGACTCGCCATCGTACTGATATTTTGCCATTTGATACTCCTACGCTTGGATCATTTGTGTCACAATGAATTCTATCGCAGCCCATATTTCGGTTGCTCCACCATCGTTGGTGGCTGGCTCACCGTAGGTCACGCTGATTTGTGGTTCGGCTGCCTGCCAAATCACATTGCCATCCTCTTGTCCAAGTCTATGCCCACCTGCTCGTAACCTGTCTTTGATTGCATCCACAATCGCATCAAAGTCATCCATAGCGTCTTGAGCGTAGTTTTGCATTGAGTGAAAGAACACTTGAAAATCAACCGTGTAATCCACTCGTTTCCAACCAGAGTATGCTCCGCCAACAGCGATGCGAATCTCTGACTCGTCACGGATAAAGACCACTCCGGCTGCCCTGCTGTATTCGCCTGCGGTTGAGTTCGCCTGAAAGTTGATTCGCTTAGGATGGCTTGTAAAGATTTGATTGAGGTGCTGAATGCTTGCACCTTCAACCCATGTGGCAACCGCGTCTCTGACCTGTTGTCTGCTCATCTGATCCTGCGGAAAGGCTTAAGCAGTTCTTGAGCGTGAGCTATGTCGCTACCAACCATCTGCGAACCAGGAGTCTGCTGGCTTGGACTGTTGGTCACAGCCATGATCAGGCTGGCGTCTCCACGGATCTTCAGGTAAGCGGAGGTGACCAGAATGGCAGCCTCTTTGACTGCTGCAGGTAAAGCGGAAACTGAAACCCCTGAGTTATGTGCGTAAGTCAAAGGCGAAGCTAATGGAATGGTGGCTGATCCGAAAGTGTAGTTTGAGGCGATTGTTATGTTTTCGGTTGACGCTCCGTCAAAGATTTTCACGGTCTCGCCAGCAGTAAAACCTGTGCCATTCTTCACGGTGATTGAGGTCGCTCCAGCCGAAGCGGAAGCCGAGGTCAGGGTGTTTCCGTAGCCATTCACATAATCATATTTGATAAATACCTCTTGTCGTGCAGAGGTTGGAAAGCCGAAAGAAAGTGGCCCTTGCGAAGAATAGGTTAACGCTGTGCCAGCGTAAGGGAAGATTATCTCTTGTTCTTCAAACCATGCGACCGAACAGTCGGTTGCTGCCACAAGGCTGTTTGGTGTCATACCCCACGAGAACGAGGTGAGAGCTACAACCGGAAAGAACTTAGGGTGGAAACGGATTGTGCCGTCAGGCTTAAGTCTGGTTCTCTGCTGTTCCGAATCGGCTGTCGCACCAATAATCTGGTTGCAGTACTGATCTATCCAAGAGGAGGCTCTGGTGATGGCGTTGGTCAGTTCAGCGTCTTGTGCAGCCTGATTACCGCCAGCCACAATGTTGCCGTAATCCAAAGCGGTCGGAGCGTTCTTGAACTCATCTAAAGATAGATAAGGACTAGATACTTCACGCTTGATTGGACTTATACCGTTAGCCATTCTCTACTCCACATTTTGGACAGGTGTATTTTGTGAACACGCTGTTGAAACCGCAACCGGTGCAAGGCGATCCGTTCGCACCGAAACCGAAAACACCTGTAGCTCTGGTGAAACCCTCGGCAACCATCTGCCTTGCGTGTTTCGGGTTATCAACCAGGATTGCTCCAGTCGAGTCTGCGTTGTATTTGATTGTGCCTCGTTCGGTGGTTACATCCACGCCTTTGACACCGTCATTTGGAACTAATAGTCGCTCCACTTTTACCTTCCCGTTAGTTAGAAAGGTGGAGATGCACCATCTGGCACATCCCCACCTTCCCGAACCTGATCAGCGATTAGGCTGACTTGATACCAGTTACTAGACCGTTCCAAGCCGGAGCGTATCCGACAAATGTTCCACGGTAGTAAGTTGAGAACTCGTAAGCGAACTGGGTTACAGGCCACTGAATTCCCATGTAGTCCTGAACATTCACGACTGCCCAAACATCTGAAACCTCGGTGTCAGGGATTGGCAGGGTGTATGAAAGGACTGGAGCGACACCCTGAGTTAGCCAAGGGTGAACGGTTAGGTTCACTAGCTTGCCTGTGATCTCGTTGTGTAGCCCACCGATAACTGCTCCACCGACATAATCGCCAGTCTCTGACTGGGTTAGGTTTAGACGGTAGTTGGCGGTTGATCCGTTCTTGATTGCGTCTGACAACTGCTTACGGTCTGCTCCGTTGAGAAGAATCTCGTCTGGGTCAGCCTTTACGGTGTCGTATAGAGTGCTGAACACGGTTTGGAATTCTGCACCAGGGTTAGCAGTTGAGAACTGTGAGTTGATCTCGTTAACTGTTCCGCCTGTGAAAATCTGAGCCAAGATACCGTCATAGCCTGTTGCGTATGCTGAGGTATCGCCTGAGATTGTCGATGCAAGAGTTCCGGTTGTGTTGAACACTAGGTTGTCGTTGGTGTTGACCAAAGACGCTGATCCCTGAAGGACACCAGCCAATGAAGTAATACGACCAACATAGTGAGCGTTTGCTGCACCTGTAGCAGTTCCAACATAGACCTTTGTGCCAAGAGCACCAGCGACATTGTTTACGGTGATGGTCAGAACCTGACCTGATGTGATTGCCTGAGATGCGACTGTTGAAAGAACAGACTCACCGAAAGCACCTGCATCGCTGGTTGCGTAAACATAGTAGGTGGCTGCACCTAGAGAGGTTTCACCAGTTGCTGCAGTTCTCGCACCAAGAGTTACGGTTGGAGCTGACAACGCACCAGACAAACCTGACGCTGTTCCTCTGCTGAATAGAAGCTGTCTTTCTTCCATAAGCATGGTTGCGTAAAGAGTGCTGGTTGATGATAGCTGGCGTAGATCCTGGTAACCCAAACCTGAGAAGTTAGCGTCAAAAGAAACGCTGTCAGAAAGTGAGTAACTGAAGTATGGCACGACAACATCGTCAGCGGTGTAGCTGATCTTTGGCCCACGCTCAAAAGCGATTGAACCGAAGGTGTTGGTTGTTGACTCAGTGATACCAGGCCAGATGTTGTTCTGTCCGCCTGTGCCTGTACCGGTGTATCCGGTGATTCTCTTGATGCGGTGTGAAGTACCGACACCCTTCTTACGAGCGATCTTGTTGCGTAGCGGTGTTGGTCTTGGAGTCAGCAACTTGGCTGGTGCTTCAAGGTCGAACGCTGCGAACGAGCTAGATAGAGGGTTGGATAGAGTGATGTCCTTGATCATGTCTGCTGACGCTGAACGCTGTGCAGATAGAGCAGTATTCAAAGCACCTATTGCATCAGCAGAAAGCGACTTGTTTGCTACAAGAGATTCAATCTGTGATAGCGGGTCAACTGCAGGAGCCTGACCTGGTACATTACTTGCATAGGCAAGTGACTTGTTTAACTCAGCAATGTATTCTTCATGCAACTGAGCAGCCTTCTTTGGTGAGGTTTCACCGAAAAGGTCTGAAGCCTTTGGAGTGTTCATTATTGTCCTTTCTCCGCTTCTGTACGGAGATCTTTAGCTAGTTCACGGTAGCCTTGTGCAAGCACAGGGTCTGAGGTGTTCTTCGCTTTGGTGAGATACTCGGCAGATTTGATTAGCAGTTCTGACGAGTCATTTGATTTGGTGGTTATAGTTGAGCGTTTCGGCCCACCTGCGATTACAGCCTTTTGAGCTAAGTCCAGATCACCCTGCAACTTTACTGCTTTCTCTTGCTCTGCCTTTAATGCAGATTGCAGAGAGGCAATCTCTTCGGTTACAGCTATTCTGGCTTTTGCTACTGCCTTATCAACGATGTCAGCAACCACGCTTTCATCTGCAGTTAATTCTAGTGGAGCAGATTTGATTGAGTCGCACTTGCAGTCCTCGGAGTCGCATCCCTTGGCTTCAGCACACTTGTCGCACTTGCAGGCACAGGTTACTTCCTGGTCGGCAGCCAAATAAATGTCATCGGCATCTTCACCGACCAACGCTGGATCAGGTGACGCCACTTCGCCTTCAGCGACTTCACCTGCATACCAGTGGAACAGGTGCTTGATAGCCTGCAACAATTCTCTAATGCTGTCACGCTCATCGCTACCCTGCTTCTGCTCGTTGGCTTCCACAATAATCAAGTCAGAGAGTGCCTCCCTAGCTCGGTCAAAGGTAGCCTGATCATATTTGACTAGGGTCGGCAGAATGCTTTTGACCTCATTAATCAAATCAACTGCCTGAGAGTCTTCGCCTGTGATTTCCGGTTCGGTTCCTGGCTCGGTGGTTTCAACATCTGGTTCGGTGACGGTTTCAACAACGACCGCCTTGTCATCCACGGTTGTTTCTTCGGTGACCTCATCGGTCTTAATAATCATGCGAGCCACTTCGGCTGGCGATGGAACGCTCTGCGATACTGCCATAAGTTCTCCTGACTGTGATGCTTTGGCTAACATTAGTTTAGCGTTAGGGTTTGCAGGTCTATCCACCAAAGAGACCTCAATGATCTGTCCGTCAACAATACGACCGTTGACCGCTTTCTCATCTCTGACTAGTCGTGGAGCTCTGATCCCGATACTGAAACCTTTGAGAACACCGGTCTCCACTTTCTTGACGCTGACCGGATCAACAACAAGAGCGGTGATGTAGTGTCCATCGGCTTTGCTCTCGTAATCGGTTGCGACACCTGCAGCAATGTTGCTGTGCTGTTCACGGACATTGCCTCCCGATTCAAACCAGTCTGGCATGGCTCGCTTCAACCAGGACTCGTCACAAATCTGGTTATCAATGTCTAGGCTGTCATCGGTTGCCTTGCCATAAACCTTAAGAGTGCCATCGGCTTGTTTCTCTTGTTTAATGATTGCTGCATAGCTTGTTGCGAAATCGCTCATTGTTGTTTTGTCTTTCTTCTCTTCTTGTCTAAGAATACCTTTAGCCCATGACCAGCCTGCGTCTCCACCCCACAAGAGCCATGCGATGTAGCCTGCAGAATCAACTCCCCACCCTTCGCCTTTCTTGTCCACCTCGTGTCTGGCGAAGTAGGAATTCATGCGTTTGATGGTGTCCAAAGAAATATTTGCTCCGTTGGATAGATCCCTTGCTCTGGCAACACCGACCGCTGTGCCACCACGGTTGTGTTTCGCTCTTAGCTCTAACCCTCGTTTGGCGTTGGATTGCACCTCTGCTGGTGGCTTGAAACTTGTGTCTGTCATTTAGCCTGAGAAGATAGCTGAAACATAACCTGATGGGGAGGTGGCACAGATAG